CTTTGGAAAACTCGTGAGGAGGATTCAAAAGGATTTAATGCTAGGTTCAACAACTTATGAAGTTTATGACGTATTAGAAAATGAAGGATATTGGGCACGCGATAGTATACACGAAGCAATAAAACTAGCTATGGAGGGGTTGTAATGAGCGGGATCTTAGCAAAGTTCTCTTATAAGCAATTACATGCAATGAAGCATGCGGTACTGAAATACATGCAGCGCGATGGTATTACAGAAGATGATTCTAAAAGTGAACAGGCATTGTTACTTAAGATAAATTATCTAATTGAGCAGATGAAAGAACGAAACAACATTGGCAGACAAGAAGTGAAGCAAGATATTGAGGAACTTATCGAACTTGAAGAATTACGTATACAAGCAATTGGAGAAATTGAGGAAGAAATTGCAGAACTACAAAAATATGAAACCAGTAATGAATGTGTTGCACTAACGTTACTTATGCGAATAGTAGATTTAGAAAAGCAAAAAGACCAGTTACTTCTAGCATAGAGGATTATTATAAAAACGCTATTTGGCAGAAAGGGTGATTACCATGGAATGTAGCAATTGCGGACAAGCAACTCATGGTGGATATTGTGAATGCATGATAATAGATGGAGAGTTTAAAGGTGCATGGTGGTTAGAAGAAACCGATAACGAAGAGCTGAAAGGGGAATAAGGATATGTATGTAAAAACTATAACGGTACCGAATAGAGATGAGCAATGATGGTTACACAGGACTAAAACAGTGACTGTTGAGTGGAAATGTCCTACATGCGGAGAGAAAATGAAGGATCCTTCAGTGCATAATTTCTCTGAAGACGGAGAATGGCATGCTATCCATGTTCGGGATAACGATTGTGGCCATATTGCTAAGTATACGGATCTCAAGGAAATATAATAGAAATTTCATTTTGTATAAGGAATAGTCGAAACAACGATACTTAGTGTAAACATACTAAGGAGCGGATTAAATTGATTAAAGGTAATTTAGGTTTCTTTAGAAGAGGGAACAAGGTATTACAGTTGCGAGATGATCATGAGTGGAAATGGTGTTTGTGTGGGGAAACGGCTTTCCTATACTCACCAGATAAAAGTGAAGAACGGATATTTCAGTGTAGAGGGTGTTATGAAAAAGATCAGGAATAAAAGAGCAGCTAGCAAAAGCTAACTGCTTATCTCCAAGGGGGAACTGGGAGAAAGGCTAGGGACTTCATTAAATGGGTTCTGGCTATCGCCTATCCATATTATTGACGGAATATTGAGTTTTATTCAAGGGAGGAAAAGAAAATGAGTAGTGCATGTACATGTCATATTGATAAAAATAAGTGTTTGTGGTGTAAGACAGGAGTTTATTGCAGTACGTTCGGATCAGAAAAATCTCAAGGAGCTTCAATGAATTTCCCTGATGGTAGAGTAATTAGGTTCCATACGTCAAACATGGAAGAAGCTCATAATTTAGCGGATATGTTAAGTGAAGTTGTAGTTGGGATTGGAATGGAGGTAAAGAATAATGATGGCTTCTAAAAGTTTTTTATTAGCATTATCTACAAAACTACAAGAAATTGCTGATAATACAGCAGATATAGAAACAGAATCCGAGTTGAATGAACTTATCGATAAAATCAACGAAAGTATCTAAAACTTAATAAAATAATCCTTTTAAAGCGAGGTTGGGAGAATGCCAGAGAAACGGAGTAGGTTTGGAGAGACTGGTGACTTAAAGGTTACCTTTGAGGAAGATAGGACCATTCGATTGTATAGCGTATTGGGTGAATGTATAGAGAGTTTCTCAACTAAAGAGCAGGTCCAAGAGATGATTGAGTTTCTTGAAGAGTGTAAGAAAGAAATGGAGGAATAACAATGGGACAAGGAAACCGTGGAATGGCTTTTGAGAAGCTTATTAATTTATCGAATGAAATGTATCAACGTGAGGGAGTGGCGCTTATAAACAAGCGTCCGACTCCTGTGAAGGTGTTAAAAATGGTATATGGCCGTGTGAAAGATGGATATTATGAATCTAAAAGTACAGTAGACTATGATGGCGTGTACAAGGGACGAGCTATAGCGTTTGAAGCGAAGTCTACAAATGAGATAAATAGATTTGATTTAAAGAACATCGCGCAGCACCAATTGGATTACCTGGAGACAGCGGAGAAGATGGGAGCAATTTGTTTCTTCCTTATTGGGTTTAGTAAGGATCAGTCAGTATTCGCGGTACCACTGTCAGTCATTCAATCTTACGTAAGGATGTCGCAGCAACCAAAAGGAAAGAAGTCGATACCAAGAGCAGACTTTGACATTTATGGGTACTTAGTAGAGCAGACGGAACGAGCACCAGTTGATTACTTGCAATACGTAGATGAAGTAGTAGCACCAGTTATGCTTGATGGCATGATTCAATTTGATCTGGACCATCAAAAGATAGTGAATAACATTGAAGCAGCGAAAGAGAAGATGGAAAACAGGAAACGTAAGTTATTAAAGGCTTAATGGATAACGGAACCATGCAGAGTGGATGGTGGGGGCTGCTCGCTATGCATGTTTCCCTTATTCAATAAAGAGATAGTGAAATTTCACGTACCTGATGTGAATGTAAAAACCAAAATTCGAAATAGGGGGATTCCTTCATGGAGAGACAATTAACTTTATTACCAGCTATCGATGATAAGAAAGTACAAAAGGAAGTAGTAAGCGTATTAAAGGAGTATAGAGCACTCAAAATGAGATTTAGTAATGATGTGGAGCAGGAAGGAATCAGTTTATTCCCTGAGTTACGTGATTCAAGGAATACGAGTAAATGGAAGGTGCAACAGGTAGAGAAAGCACTTAACAATTTATTAGATGAGGATGAGCGTAAAATTGTTGAGCGTAAGTTTCTAACGAATGAGAGAGTAAAAGATTCGGATGTTTATCATGATCTACTACTTAAGAAGACGTATTTCTACGAGAAGAAGCAGAGTGCAGTTAAATTGATTGCTACAGCACTTGGAATCATCTAAAAATAGCGAACAAAACGCGGTCAAAATGCGAACTTTTTGGGGGACTAAATAAAATGACAAAAATTATAAATTATATGTACAAGCCCTTTGACAACCGCATATCGAAGAGGATTAGTACACCTATAAGTGAAACGTTCTTATGTGAGAATGTCACGGTAACGTATACCGCATAGTAGGGCGGGCAAGGCGGTACGAACCCGCGTTAAGACGAAAAGACCAATTAATTAATTACAATGACATATTCCAGTGTGGCGGGTGTGAGATAACTCGCATTCGTCATACTGTTTCTATTATTTATATTTACCATTCAGCTCAGATGCGTCCTCTGGGTTGATAGTGAATATAAGTCTATTACTCTCTGTTATTTGTTTCTGGAAATGGAATGTGGTGGTTTATTTATGATTAAATGAACATCACGTTTATTGAAAGAAAACAAATATTAAAATAGGCTTCACTTCACCGGTTCAGGCGACATGATTTACACTTTTAACGAATTACTCACATCTTTCGTTGTGCAGAGAGCTTCCGCTCTTTGTTTGAGCCAATACGCGGAGCTTTCATCTTCGTTTATGTGTTGGTTCAAACAGGGGGACGGAATAAACATATTACCTCTGGATATAACTTTTAAAAAACTTTATAAGAGAGCGCCTACCTCTCTTTGAGCATATAGAAAACTGTATGTTGAAAGAGGTTATGGACCTCATACTTTGGGACTTGCTCCTCGGCGCAACTGAGCGCAGATTGATCAGAAGTAAGTAACTCGAGCAATACTTACTTCAAAGGATATAAAGAGCATATTCTTGCTCTTCTCCAAGCCACTGAACACAGGGCGTGTAGCCATACTAGTTGATGCAGTGGCTTGGAGAAGGTTGAGAGTACTCAGCCTTAATCTAAGAGAAACTTTTGCCATTTGTTTTCTCTCTTTTCTCCCATCCCCTCGAAAGAAAGCTGTCACTTTGGTGACGGCTTTTTTGTTATAATTGATGTAAAAGGGATGGTGACTAAAATGAAATTAATTGAAGAGAAATTTACACATTCGTATAACGCCGGAGCGAATGCAATAGCTATTGATGCGGATGATAAGAAGATTAAACAATATATATTAGAACACGCTAATTTGCATTATCTTGGAACTGGACTAGGTGATCCAGGATGCGATTGTGGAGATGGTGATTTTGAACAATACGAAATGTTGAGTATTCGAAATGAAGTCACACCGGGTGATATATTAAATGATGAATGGATTACAGTGACTGTAGATGAAGAATTATATGCAGTACATAAACCGTTTTTAGATATTATATATGATGGTAATATGGAATTGATTAAAGAAGAAATAGAAGAAATAGAAGAAAACTACGATGATTTTGTAGGGTTCACTGTTGTTCGCTGTCCTAAGTGTAAAATATGGGCAGTATGTGATTGAATAAGAACATTTAAGATTAAGCATCCATAACGGGTGCTTTTTTTCTTTGTTATATAGAAATTACACATTAAACGTGAGGTTGAATAGGGAGATGACATATGGAAGAAGTGAAGAGTCCTAGAAATAAATTAGAAATCGGAGTTTCTGTTGATACTGATGAAGCAGAAGTAAAGCTTAAACGATTGAAGGAAGCTGCTGAAGGATGTACGAAAGCATTTGAAGAATTAGGAGATGCTATTGCTAGTGTAGGTTCATTGTTAAATGGTAATCAAGTAGAACGATATCCTTTCGACATTGATCTTTCGTTAAGTGAGAAGAAACAATTAAAAGAGTGGCTTAATGGTCGTGGGCCGTTGGAATAATGATTAAACCAATAGCAATTATCGTAGGCGCTGCCGTTATCGGTTTAGCGTCTTATTTGTTGTTGAGGAGGCAAATAAAATGAACCTACAAAATGTATCAACCAAAGATCTAAGTGAAGAACTAGAGAAACGTGAAGGTGTTTCGAGCATCTGGGTTGAGCCATATGAAAAGATTGAAGTTGGTGGGATTGTTGTGGAAGGTGCTGCAATCATCTTGATTAATAAGGATTAGAGGTGATTCTATGACTACCTTTCTTATAGGTATCATCTTCGGATTGTGGATGAAAATGTTAATCGATGATGCTGTTGAAAAGAAGTTCAAGAAAGAACGGGAACAAATGAATCTCAAGATAAAGCTTATGGATGAGGATAAGGGGTGAAAGTATGAAAGAGGTAATTGTCTGCCATAAAGATGGCGCTACTAATCGTTTGTATACTGATATGAATCAAAATGAATTGTTAGGAATGTTAAATGAGTGTTCATTTATCCCAATGATTCGCATCACGAAAAAAGTTAAAGAGCCTTTATCAGATAAAAAAGAGGTTATTTTACTAAACGTTAGTGATGTCTCTGTGATCAAATATCCGTGACATAATGCAGATGAATAATGGTTGAAATTTAACATTTAAGACACTCTGAAATTTAGTAAGCTGCAAATCCATACAATCCACTGGAAATGTACGCAAGCTTGGTATAAAGCGAAAAGATGGATTGGTGAGTGTGGAAGGGGAGAAATTACCCTCACCGCGACGCGTTCGACCCTTCAAACTGGAAATACAGAACTCGAATTTGAGGAGGTGATTTTCATGAAGCAACACGAGAAAATGCTTATTCAACGATTGAAGAATGATGCTCTGTCAGTTGCCAATGAGATTAATGAAATGTCTTATGATACAGCTCGTAAAAAGAAAGCTGAGTTCTTAAGAAAGCAACTGAAGGATGTAAAAATCATTTGCGGGGCCATTAACGCTAACGGAAAGATATGTACTAAAGAACCTGTAGAAGGTGCTGCTAGGTGCGCTAATCATGGTGGGCTTTCAACGGGACCTGTTACAAAGGAAGGTAAGGAGAGGGCACTGGCTAACTTATCACCACAAGCTAATATGATATACGGCTTATACGCTCGCTTTGTTATGACTGATGAAGAGAGGTTGTTCTATGGATCTATGGTGCAACAGTATGAAGCTAACTATGAATTGGACCTAGCGAACCTGATGCTATTGGATAGAGCGCTTCGCAACTTCATACTCAACCAGCGTAAAGAGATAGCTGAAGCTGGTGAACAGGTAGACGAGAGCAACAGCTATAACGATTACGACACAAAGTTCTTACGATATATGCAAGCGCTCGGCTTTGATCGTAAGTTTAACGTGAGCAAAGAGCATAAAGATAACGATAAAGGAGTCAACCTTAACATGTTATTCGACATGGGTGACAGTGTATAAGATAGTGCATAATTACATGTAAAAACCCTTTATTTATTGATATTAATCGTATCGTTATACATTACTGTGTATACGTGAAATGATATGGTTTTATGCAGGTAATAGTATGAAGTGGATTGAGCCTTAGAGCCACAAGGAGTTCGAGGCTTTTCGTTATGCTTCTCTAGTTAACATAATTAAGGTTATAGGAAGTGACCGTGAGGGTTACAAAAGAAAATATTATTTGATTCAATATACCTGTAGTGGTTGTGGTGTATACCCTGAGGGGATGTCGTGAACGTATGTGTACCAAAGGTTCGATATATGTTTGTCAAGATATGATAACACGTCATCATCAATCGTACACATCGCAGGAACGTTGATTCCACGCGGTTACCCGCCTGATATACCTCGCGAAATTGCGAGGGTGGGGGTGGGGGTACCCGTCGATAGTAGCCATTTACAGAAACTATAGAATTACTTAAAAAATTTTTTCAGTTTGAAAATTTTTACTTTAGAAATTTTTGCTTTAAGAAATTTGAACGATTATGAAAGTTCCGGATTAACTATGTACTTGGGTTGTTCTTCCGTGGAATATTTTCGAATGGATGCGATTTGGTCCACGAAATAGTCCTGGCCGTTCTTTCGGAATGTTCTACGTTTGGAAGTTGAATGGTATGTCTTAGTTCCTAAAAGAGATTTATGTCTAGTGCTTTTTGTAACACTAGTTGTTTTAGTATCGATGACAAACATTTCGATTTCTTCCATTTGTAGAATTGCACCGCTTTTCATAGTAATCTCTGAGCCACGGTAAAGTTTGTTGTACATGGCATTCTTAAACCCTGCTTTTTTATCTAGTTTATTCTGGAACTTTTGTTGGTTTGCTTCTTTTATAGCCTGATACCTATCGGATTCTTTTCGTATCCAGTTTTTCAGTGAAGATAGCATGTTTTCAGCTCCTAAAAGTGATGTTTGATTTAACAGTACATGAAGAATAAATAAAAGGTCAATAATTTTGTAATAAATATTCAAGATTGGGGGAATTCAAATGAATAACCCTACAGCAGAACAATTGAAACATATGCGAAATGTCATGAAGGACCCTATTGGTTTTACCGAAACAACGGGGACTGTAAAAGGGAAACCGTTTCGTTTTGCTCATAGGAAACATTTATATGATGTGTATAGAGATCCGCATCCACGGATTGTAATAGTAGCTGGACGACAAGTAGAGAAATCCGAAACCGTTGACCGTGTCATGAAATTTCAAGGATACCAACGGGCTCATACGGTTATTACCTATACAGCTCCACGACAAGAACAGACTACTAGGTTTGTAAACGATAGATTTAGAGCATCTATCAAAAATAGCAACCAGGGAATTCTTGAAGGGATGGTTGATCCTAAAGGTGATGCGAAAACACGTATTCGTTTGATAAACAATACAGTGTATTACTTTGGAAGCGCATGGGCTGATGGAGATGCTTTACGTGGTATTCCTGGCGATATTGTTAACTTTGATGAAGTGCAAGATATCACGCAGACCGCTATCGAGTCAATTGAAAAATCTGTCTCGCATAGCGAGATTCATGACCCTGTTACTGAGTTAAACGGTAAGTGTTTCTACACAGGCACACCAAAACAAAAAGGTTCTTATTACGACAGAGTACTTTGGGGGCAATCAGACCAAAAGAAATGGAACGTCTGCTGCTGCAACTGTGGGCATAATCAATTCATGACGATGAAAAATATCATGGTTCAAGATGAGGGAGAAGAAACAGAACGTAGATATTTTGGTTGCTTGAAGTGTAATGAAGAATTGGACCGCGAAAATGGTCATTGGGTTGCGACTCGACCAGGTAACAAAATGTATAGCGGTTATTTGTTCAATCAGCTTAATATGACTTGGATTTCGGCCAATCAAATATGGCGTGATTTCCTCACGATGGATGCTATGACGTTCCATAATGAGGTGCTTGGTGAGTTTTATTCAGGTGAAGAACAACCTATTACGCTTGAGGATGTGCTTGCTTGTACAGATAAGAAGCTATTACTTAAATCGCATTCCGAGTACCCAACAGTAATGGGAATTGACTATGGTAGTGGGGAGAAATCTAAAACAATCATAACAATTGGGCATCATTACAACGGTAAAATATATATCGTTTATTTAGAAAGTTGGTTGCCTAATAAACAGGATAAACGTAACCATCATGACCAGCTTATCGAACATCTGTGTAATCTTCAGGGACGATTCAACGTTGAAAAAATAGTAGGCGATATCGGTTATGGTAGCTATGAATCTCAGAAATTATACGGTATTTATGGGCGTAGTGCTATCAGCTGCCGCTACGTAACGTATGCAAATGACCCACGAAAACGAGAATACAAAGGGTTTAATGATTCAACATTACAAGTTGACCGTACTTTCAGTATGGACAAGTTAATTGATATGTTCCATAAACAACAAATAGTTATTCCTTACAAAGAACCCGATAAAGTCGAGTTCTTTTTTGATCATTATACAGCTATTGAAAAGATATTCACTGAGTCCACTACTTCCACAGGGACAAAACGATACGACCACAGGACTCCAGACGATGCCTTCCACAGTTTGAATTATGTAAGGGAAGGTATTCACGAACTTATGAATCGATTCGAATGGGCTGGGGTAGAGCGCGAAGATATATCAATAGACAAATTATTTGGAAACAATGATGATTTACCAGAATGGTAGACCTTAAAAGTAAACCAAAAGTGCATAGGAGGTGAGAATAGTGGGCTTTATAGCAAATATACGAAGAACTTTTGCTAAAGATCGGGACCAGAAAAAAGAGTTGTTACAGTTAGCTCGTGAAATTGGACTATATAAAGACGACGCATTCGCCGATAAGGACTCGACCGATTCTAATCCAGCTGATTTTGGCTTAGATATATACGAAAAAATGCTAACAGATGGTCAGGTCAAGGCTGCGGTCGATATGATTAAGTTATCTTGTGTAGCAAAAGGTTTTACAATCACAGGTGATGATGAAGAAAGCCGTTTGTACGCTGAATTTATTATGGAAAACTTTGAATCAATCCAGGGGAATATAGAAGATTCTATTAGGGAAATACTTTCGGCCTTGGAGTATGGATATAGTTGTACTGAAAAGGTATTTGAGTATGTGGAAGGCAAAAATAAAATAATGCTCAAAAAGTTAAAAACCCTTGATCCTAACAATTTGAGTATACGAACAAATAAGTTCGGTGATATTGAATTTGTATTACAATCTTTTGGTCAAACAGAAGTGAAATTACCTGCAAATAAGGTAGTTTGGTACGCTTACGATAAAAGATTTGGCAACCAATACGGAAATTCTATCTTACGAACAGTATACAAGCACTGGTTGATTAAGGATAAACTATATCGATTCGCTAACATAGCGTATGAACGTTATGGTACGCCTCTTTTAGTAGGTAATGTACAGGATGCAAACGATGTAGGAAAGATGGAACAACTTTTAAGGAAAATAAATAGTATGACGGGTCTAGCTATATCTGGTAAGGATGAAATTAAGGCTGTGCAAATGAGCAACGCCGATTTCATTGGATATATCGAGCATCATGACCGTAAAATTATGGAGTCAATGCTGGTTCCACCTCCACTACTTGGATTATCACGAGGACAGTCTAGTAGTTTCGCGCATTCAGGTATTCAATTTGATATCTTTATGATTCGTTTGGAGTCATTGCAAAGGGATATTAAGTCTCTTATCGAGGAAGAAATTATACGACCGCTAATTGATTTAAATTTCCCGAATGTAAAACGTTATCCATCCTTTCAATTTCGACCTCTGGCTGATAAGGACGTTGAGAAGATGGCTCGTGTATTCCAAATGATGATTCAAGCTAATATTGTTGAACCATCCGAAGACTTTATCCGTGAAGAACTTGGTATGCCGGCTGCGAATGATGAAACAAAACAAAAATTAGCAGATCGTCAAAATCAAACCAATGGTAATTCGAACAATGTGGAAGGCAACAAGAAGCCAGATAAGACTGAGGGAAAGTAAAAGCTTCTGAGATGCTACCTAAAAAGCATCTGACTTATGGTGAACGCCGTAAAAGAATTGATACTAATGCAATTCTTAAAGATATGGAAGACATTGAGTCGGATTTCCTTAAAGAGTCTCAGAAGCTAAACAAAAAACGTAATGAACAGCTAGTTAAACGGGTTGAAAATGTTATTCCAGAACTTCGAAAGGCGTACAAATTAGGTGATATCGCTGAAGTTGAAGGTATATTAGCTACATTGAAGATGCCTTCTAGCAAGGAATACAAAAAGTTAATCACTAAATTAGTTAAAACTTCAGCTGAATCAGGAGTATTAAGAGCGCACCTGGAGTTAGAAAAGTTAGCGGAATTATACTTATTCTCAGAGGATACATTTAATTCAGTAACTAGCCAGTATGGTTATGATGTTGTATTCCCTCCTGAAGTCGTAGCATTTTTAGATGATTACTCTCTTGAAATAACAGCTATTACAGAGGCAACAGTGATTGAAAATATAAGATTTGTTCTGATGGAAGGTTTAATTTCTGGTATAGATCCAGTAAATCTTGTTCAAAAAATCAGAGAATGCGCTGATAAATGGCTTAGTGAAAATCACGCGGAAACAATAGCCAGAACAGAAAACAGCAAAATGTACAACGCTGGCAGACTAGCACGTTATATGTCTTCTGAAAACAAGGGATTTGTTGAGGCATTACAGTATGATTCTATAGTTGATACAAGAACAACTAAATTATGTAGGCATTTAGATGGCATGATTATTTCAATAGAAAATACTAGTGTAATTGCTGAGTATACACCACCTAATCACTTTAAATGCCGTGCTGTTTGGCTTCCTGTTACAAAGTTTGAAGAATGGGAAGATGATTTTGATATATCTATCGAACCTGATAAGGGATTTGATTTTACTGCTCCACTACCTCAATTACTAAGAGGTACAAGTGGCGAATCGCTTGTTAGACCTAGATAGAATGGAAACCTACCTCAAAAAGGAGCGTGGGTTATTTTTGGTGGCTAATTATCATTAATACGCTCCAATTGTGATTATCTTGGTTGTTCCTAGGTAGTTACACTTGGGGCGTATTTGGATTGGCTCCTTTAATAAAATTTGGGAGGTGAGTAGATGAGTAAAATTAAAAATCTTTTCTACGAAGGGAAATTTAATACGTTTTCGGAAGGCGGAACAGAAGGTACCGATTTAATCAAAGAAGCTGAGTTATTTGCAACAGGTGTTCATCGAGGTACTGAGTACACTGTGGAGGACCTAAGTACTCTAGCAGAAAATTTTGATGTTGCTGAACAAATACCGATTCAATTAGATCACTCTGATAGTGTTCGCGATACAGTCGGATATCTTGAAGAAGCAAGTGTCAAAGACGATAAATTACTTGGTAAAGTTCGTATTATTGACGAGTTTGCAAAAGAACGTATTGAAAAAGGCTTAATGAATAAGCTATCTATCTCATTTTACATTCAGTACAACGAAGAGGATGACACTATTAGGCCTCACAAATTAAGAGAGGTCTCTTTAGTTGCGTTTCCTCAAGTAAAATCAGCTCGTTTATTCAGTGAAAACGGCTATATTTCAGAGATTGATGAAACTAAGGAGGCTAAACCAATGCCAGGACAAAAGAAAGACCAACCACAAAATTTTACACAGTTGGAAGAGCAATATAAACAACTAGAAGAGCAGATTAAACAATTACAAACTCAAAACCAATCATTCTCAGAAGAGAAAATTGGTTCAAAAATTGAGAAATTCCAAGAAGAGAGCAAAATCGTACCAGCTCAAGCTGATTCATTAAAAAAATTATTACCTACATTTTCTGAAGAGCAAACACAATTGTTTGATGAGTTTATGAAAAACCACCAAACAGTTGATTTATCAGAGCAAGGTCAATATGAAAACCCAGATGATTCTGATAAACGTACTAAAGAAGAAAAAGACTTTGATAAGTTCTACGAAGAACACGAAGCGAAATACGGAAAAGGACTATAAGGAGGGATAATCCATGCAAAACCGAGTTGAAATTCGTATCCAAGAAGGTGGCACTCGTACATTTAAGGTTGCACCTACAAAAACAGTCAAGATTGGTGAGTTAGTAGAGCTTACTGGTAACGATTTTGAAGTACAAACTGTGGCAACAGCTGGATCAGGAAAAGTTATTGGTGTTGTATATTCAGGAACAGTTGGTATTGATGGTGTAAACGTAGGTTACAAGGGGGATAACGGTGACATTGTAACCGTAGTGGTTTTAAAACCATTCGTTTACTTAATAGCAGGAGCTGAAATTAATCCAGGAGACGCATTGAAGTCTGATAATACCGGTAGAGCTGTAAAGGTTGATACAGCAGCAGATAAATTTGACGCTTTCATTGGACGAGCTTTATCAAAAGCAACAGCTGCAGGGCAAAAGGTCGCAGTAGCGTTAGGATAATAAATCACAATTAAAGGGAGGTCATTTTACATGGCTGATATCATTTTAGGACAACATAAATTATTAAAAAAGGAATTCGTAGATAAACGTATTCGTTCATTAATTGGTCATCAATTCGTTGCAGACCAACTTTTCACCGCTTCCACAGTTGATGCTTTAGCAATTAAATACTTCCAAGATGCTGACAAAGATGCAAATGGACGTCAAGCGTATGATCCAGTTCCTGAAGTTGGTGAAGGTTCTGGATTCGACCGTATTGGTCTTAATGAAGAAGAAAGAACGGCTTTAATTAAGAAATACGGTCTTGAAGCAGTAATAACTTATGAAATGCAAAAATGGGGATCTGACGGTATGTTTGAACGAACATATCGTAAGTTAGCTCTTAATGTGAAAAAGATGGTTGATACAATGGCATATGATGTAGCAACTAATAAGTACACAATTGGTGGAGGTATCCATGGTGCAACTTCTGGTGGTTGGGATACAGGAACTAACGTAATCAATGAATTGGTTGATGCAAAGACAGCACTAGCGGATTATGGTTATCAGGCTGATACAGCTGTAATTAACCCTCGTGTCGGTGCTATGTTATTGAAAAATAAAGATGTACGTGATGCTTTACGCGTTAACAATACAGATGTGGCTTTACTACGAGGTTACATTGGTGACTTTATGGGGCTTTCATTTATCCAAGATGAAAACTTTAAAGATGGTGATGTTTCAATTACACAAAAGAAAGTAATTGGTGAAATTGCAGATGCTGAACCATTGAAAACTCATCCATACAACGAAGAAGGGGATATGCGTACAATCGTCCGTGCAACTCGTTTTACTCAAGCTTATTTAACGGACCCTAAAGCATCATACCTATTAAAAACAGTAAAAGCTTAATAAAACTTGGAGATAAGGAGCTTATTAGTTTCTTATCTCTTTTATTTTACATGGGGGTGAAACTATGAAAATCAAAACACTTGTACCTCACGTACTTCAATTTAATCGACCTGAAGGTGAAGTAATTGATGTGGAAGACAAAACAGGAGAGCACCTTGTTAAAGTTGGCTATGCTGAAGAAGTTAAACCATCAAAGGCACCAAAAAAGGAAGCTAAGAAGGAGGAGTAGCTAAATGTCCTACACAACTCCAAGTGAAATAAGAGGTATTTTAAGAAATTTACCTTCAAGTATGGTTGATAAGGATATTTTGGTATTTATCGATAAAGCGGAAGCCTATATTGATTCGAAACTTGGCAATGCATATTACGTTCCGTTTAATCCTCCGCCACGAATCATACACCATTTAGCAACAGATTTATCAGCATTCTTCCTGGTGGAAGCTTTAGCTACTTCTCAAAAACCAAACTTAGATGAGTATTGGATCAGAAAATACGAACGAGCAAACGAAATGCTCAAAGGTATAGCCGATGGGGATATCGATATCGGTGTATCTCAAAAAAATAGTTCTGGGTTTGCGACAACAAATACTCGTGACCCTATATTTGATTTTGATACAGAGTGGTGATTTAAATGGCTAATAATAATAACGGATTATCGATGTCTGTTAGGGTAGATCTTAATGGATTTGACCGCAGAATGCTTCGTGCAGCGGGGCGTTTGGATGATTTTAAAACACCACTGAGAAGATCAGAAACTTATATGGAAAAATCCATAGGTAAACGTTTTAGGGCAGCAGCATGGAGACCGCTTAGTCCCGATACCCTAAGATGGCATCCACACAGAGTTGGAGGAAAGCCACTTAATGATACTGGTGCTTTGAAATTATCAGTAACAACCGGTGCAGCCAACACTTTAAGTAAAAAGAAATTACACATTCGTTCTAACTTACAAAAAGCTAAGTTGCATAACTTTGGAGGACGTACAGGATTAGGTACTTTTGTACCGGCCCGTCCGTTCCTATACTTCGACAATGTCGATGAAGTTATGGTGAAACGAATATTCCATGATTATATAGATGAGGTGGTAGATGATGTTAACAGACACTAAATCCGGAGGGATTTATAACACTGTAAAACAAGCATTATATGATACTCTCGTTAATTGTTTGAATAACAGTGAAGATCGTGTGGACGTTTACAAGTCACCATTTCAAAACGTTCTCGCCTTTCCAGCATTATTTATCGATATTGCAGGTAGGACGAAAGAATCTGTGGGGGTTGGCGGCACTTATAGATTCCATATTGATTTTGTTGTTTGGGTTTATACAGATATCTTAGAGTCTGTAGAATCAGAACAATATTGTTTGCATCTTACTGACAAAATAGAGAACTTTCTATTAGAAAATAAAACACTTCACGGTAAAGTATCTTCACTTTCGATAGACGAAGAGATTCAGTTTGGCACTGTTGAGCAAGGTGAAGCTAATTTTCTTCAAGGTGCTCGGATTCCTGTGAAAATTAAGACTCTATTGCTACGTGAAGGGACAAGTTGCCGAGAAGTAACCAATGGAGGCGATTGCTCGTGCGGTTAATTTACACTCGCGATACACCTATCTCGGTTCATATTCCGCCATTAGGTATTGTCAACAAAGGAGAAATTGTGGATGTACTAGGAAAAGACGAGATAGAGGCTTTAAAGAATGCGGGATTCGAAAAAGCTCCAAAGTTTGAATCAAAGGAGGGAGATAAATAATGACTAGACAAGCTCAAGGGTACGATACCTTAATAGCATTTGGTAAAGAGACAACACAAGGTACAGCTCCAGCGGCTGCATCCTTTAAGTCATGGGGATTAGTGCAAAGTTTTGAACCCGAGATTAATAAAAATCACACACAATACCGTGGTTTAGGTTCTAGACAGGCTCAAATTAATAAAGCTGGTGAGTTGGCTGTTGAAAGTTCCACTACATTATTACTACAAAATCCTTTACCGTTTTACTACGCACTAGGTAAAGTTTCTAAAACGGGTGCAGCCAATGCATGGGTACACACTATTACTAGTGTAGGACGTTGCGAAGAGTTACCTACATTCACAGCAAACGAAAATATTTGTGTGAGCGGCACTCCTTACATTGTTAACTACTTAGGAACCAAAGTAGATACATTAACAATCAGCGGATCAGCAGGAGAAGCCGTAGAAGTTGAATTAGACTTAATCTCACAAAATTATAATGACTCAACAGCAGTTGCTGCATCAAGTTACAATGATTCGTTAAATGAACCTTTAACGTTTGCTGATGGTGTTGTAAGTATTGGTGGATCTGCTGCAGGTAACGTCAAAGAATTTGAAGTAGAGATTGCTAACAACCTAGAGGCTCTCTATACTATCTCAAAAGGTAATGGAGCGAGCATGATTAATGAGGGCATCCAGGATATTACTGGATCGATTACATTCGCGCTAACTAATACGACTGAGCTAGCGCGATTCCGTACAGGTGCCGAGTTTGCTGTGAAACTAAAATTTGATGACCCTACAACTCCAGCTAACTATTTTGAGATTGACCTAACAGGTGGTGTCTATGATACTAGTTCAATTGGCGCTGATGCTGACGGTGAATTAGACCACGAATTAGATGTACTGTTCAAAACTATTACCGTTAAAGCAGGTTCTAAAGATATTAGTGATTTAACTGTATAAACCATAAAACAAGGAGGGCTTACTGAGCACTCCTTTTAATTTTGAATTCGGAAGGATGATATGAAATGGCTAAAGCTAAACAACAATTACCATGGTTAAACAAACAAGAAACTAAAACTACTGATGTGGAAGGCGTACGAATTACTTACAAGACGCTATCTTTTGGAGATCAACGTAAAGCCCAAAAAGATGCCTTGACAGTTGGACCAAATGGTAAGCCTACAATTGATTTCGGCTTAATTGGTGTACTTCAAACGGTTGCGTCTATCATCGACTGGGATTTCACTGATGAAGATGGGGAGAAGTTACCTATTACCCTCCACACTTTTGATGAAGTATTATCTCCAGAGTTCGGCGGGAAAATCATCAACGCTATCTCAAATGAGGTAACGACTGATGTAAGTACAGATAAAAAAAAGAAATAGAAAGACAAGTGGGGCTGATGCTTGACGGAAAGAAAGTAGATAACCCTGATGATTCCCTCCTTATGTACGAACTTTGCAAAACATTTCACAAGTTACCCAGTGAGATCAACTCAGAGGACTATGAAGAAATGGCTAAATTAGTAATAGTCCACAATGCAGTAAATGCAAAGCAAGCAAAAGATGATAAAAAACGATCTGGAAAATCCGGGCGAGACGATTTAAAGGCAAAACGGAGAAGAGGTGAAATTTAAATGGCCTCGTTAATTGAAATCATTATTAATGCTAATGATCATGCATCCCATAAGTTTAAAGAAGTTTCATCTGAAGCTAAGAAAATGGCAGCTATAATTACANCAGCCGTTACCGTCGGAGCAGCGGCAACAACTCCCGCTTTATTAGGTGGATTAGGTGCAATTGCTTCTCTATTCGGTACCGCTGGTATAGCTGCAGTAGGATTTGGAGGACTGGCCGCCACCACGATAATGAAAACATGGGAGAAAGCGGGCGACCTGGAAGATGCAATGCTCGATGTTAATGCGGCCATGATTAACAACGATGCTAAAGGGTACGCCAAAGCAATGGCTAAAGTAGAAGCTATCTGGAATGATATGACTGAAGCAGAGAAACAAGCTGTAGTTGCTATTAATGAATTTAAAGATGAATGGCGTGATATGGAAGACCGAATGACACCTACAACTCTGCGAGTTATGGCTGAAGGGATGGACTGGTTAAGGCTTGTCATGGGACCGCTATTTCCGGTATTTCAAGCTACAGGTGAATCATTTGCTAACATGTTTGCTTACATGAATAACGCTATTGAGTCCGGCCGTGTAGCGCCATTCTTTGAACATATGAACACCTTCGCGGTTCCAATGTTTGAGAGAGTAATGCTTTCGGCAGGTAATATCCTCAAGGGATTTGGCGGTCTCATGGTAGCATTCGCTCCATTAGGTTTAGCTTTTGGAGATGGCATGGTAGATATGACTAATAAGTTTGCTAACTGGGCTTGGAATCTACAAAGTTCTCCTGCTTTTGCTAACTTTGTAAGGATGGTTCAAGAAAGTACACCTGTAATATTCAGTTTGATAGGCACTATCGTAGATGTACTTTGGGAAATGATCAATGTTCTCTATCCGTTCGCTATTAGAATATTAGCTGCTACAGATGCTTTCTTGAAGATGTCTATGGAGTCGGGCGCTCTAGAGGTAATCCTTAAGATACTGGGCGGTGCATTACTATTAGTTGCTGAAAATATGGATTGGCTTATTCCGTTAGTAGGAACTTTATACCTTGGTTTTAAAACTCTACAAATTGTACAGACGGTCTCTAGAGGGCTAAACATGGTTTACGATGCAGCAGGGTTGGTTATGAGGGCTTTTGGTTTATTAATTCCTGTTACAGCAGGTCAAACAATGGGTCAAACAGCTTTAAACGCTGTTACATGGTTATTCCCTGGAGTCTGGATTACGGCGGCTATTATGGCTGTAGTTGCAGCAGGAGTATTAATGTGGAAGAACTGGGATGAAATATCTGCATGGGGTAAAAAAGTTTGGAAAGATGTCTCCAAAGCTTGGGATAATATGTCCTATGATGTTAAACGTTCATATAACAATATGATGAGGGATGCTAGAGAATGGTGGGCCGACACAGTAAACAAGTGGGATAGTACAGTTAATACAGCTAAATCGAAAGCTACAGAGATGTACAATGATGTGGCCAACAAGTATAACGCTATGAAGACTGATGCTAAGAACAAACTAAGCGAAATGGTAACAGATGCTTCTAACAAGTGGAATTCTATGATTAGTGATGCTAAGTCTTGGACTTCTAACATGTGGAGTGCTGGTGTAGCTAACGCTAAAAGTTTAGCTACCGGATTCAAAAATAATATGAGTGGTCTCGGTAGCGCTGTTTGGAATGGATTAAATGAAGCCTTTGAGATTTCTTGGGGTTGGGCAAATACATTCTACGAATCTGGTAAAGGATTAATAGGCAGTTTTACTAATGGTATTAGAAACGCCTTCAATGGAGCTATAGATACTGTTTGGGAAGGCTTAAAAGCTATTCGTAGGTTACTACCGTTCTCCCCTGCCAAAGAAGGGCCACTAAGTGATTTAGATAAATCAGGTGAAGCATTCTTCCCTACATGGTACGAATCAGCAATGACTAAGGTAGGTTCTATGCAGAAAGCTATCGGAGGTGCCTTTTCGGGGGTCGCTAATTCAGCTGATGTTGCTCTAGCAGGTACAGGATTAGAAGCATTTACAGGAGGTAATACAACCTTAACAGTTAAACATGTAGTCACTGTACAGGGTGATGTTGGGTTGGATGCTCAAGGAATTGAAAATCTGAGACAAGATATCCAAACTCAAGTAGTTGATTCAACAGGCACAAGCAACTTTGGATTTGACAAACAAGTAATCAGAAGAAACTAAGGAGGGTAAAGCTATGGCGGTAGCACCTAATATAACTGGATTCACACAAGATCCCGCTACTGGGTTTGTTCGCTTGAACTTTACCCACTCAGGTTCTGCTAATGAGATTTTCTATCTTGAGCGTATTTATATTCATAAATTTACCGCTGAGTGGACACAAGTAAGAAGGATGCCGAGAAGTGTTAATACTACGATAACTGACTTTACAGCACCTACCGGCGATGTAACTGTAGCGTATCGTATTAGAGCGACCAACTCAGATGGTTCTTCGGGAGCAGTTTACTCAGCAAACTACAATGCAACACTAACCTGTTTAGATTTCTCATCGGTAGCACAAGTTGCCATGACGAACGACCCAATTTATATGAGATATGCTACCTCACGAGACGGGAGCAAAAGTAGACAAACTGTTTTCCATAAATTTGCTGGTAGAAATTATCCTGTGATGGAAAGGACTCGACAGTATGATGAAGTTGTTAAGGTTGAGTGGTATGTAGAAAGCTATACAGAGTACTTAGAATTTTACAACTTAATGGTGGATAACGACTTTTGGTACAGGGATAACTCAGGAAGATCGTTCCATGCTAGCACTTCCACGATTGATATAAATGATCATCCAGTACTAAACGGTTTCACCTGTTCAACTACACTAACTAAGATTGATGGTGGAATAGATAATTAAAGAAAGGAGGCGGTACTATGTCAGATGTAAACTTTAAGAATGGTTACCGCGAGATAGCATACCGCTATGAATTACTAGACAGAAATTTCAATGTAGTAGGAGATATAACCGACAGAGTAGGTAGCTGTACAGTAGACCATAATTCGTTTAATTCCGTCAATCGTACCGCCAAATTTAACTTAAAAGAATATACCGGGGAAGTTCCTGCTACTTATAAGGGGAACTACGAGAGAATGTTGTGGTCATCCTCTAACCCTAATAGTAAATGGAGCACAGTAGATTGTTGGCTCAATGATAGCTTTATTAGTTTTCCAAAGTACAGACTATATAGTGGTGCTGATCATGAGTTTGCTTCTGGAAAGAAAACTGTTGGTACAGATTCAATACCTAATGTAGGATGGGATATTCTTTCTCAAGGTAACGCTAGTTATTCTTATTATCCTACAGCGGGGATGTTAAACCTATCTAATAGAAACTTTGGAGCACAGTACATAACAAAATACTCTACTAACGCGAGTGATTATGCTCTTTTAAGGAGCCAGATAACAACTCAAGTAAAAAACAAAAGAGTGTACTTTTGTGGTTACTTTGGAGGCGCTATGTCGAAACCGGATGTATTTATTTATTACTCTGGTGGCCCTAATGCAGCTGAACTATATCAAGTCCCAGCGGGCAATATAACTACTACAAGTGTGCAAGGTACTACAGGATTTAATAACTGGAGATGGTTCGAAGGTTACGTTGATATGTATGAACATAATGGATATACAACAGCTAGAATGGCTATTGGCGCTAAGAGTGAGAACAAAGAGTTACTATTGGACACATTTTACTGGGATTTTGATAGAGATGTTCCTTTCAGATTCCGCGCAGATGCTTCCATTGAGTTAGATATAAGTATACCGGACGCTCTTGGGCAACCTAACGAGTTTAAACAGGCTCTCTGTAGTTTAACGCCAACTCTAGAGTTCGGATTTAATAGCCCTCAGGTTAAGGATCCTTACACAAAGTTCGAATGGAGTGTCACTGTGGATGGCGGGGCTAACTGGACACCTTGGACAGATGGTTCACTATTCCTATGGCAGGATGCGCGTAACGCTAGAATACGACTTAGATTTACTTGCGAGTCATACACACAATCATTTAAGCCTAAGTTGAAATGGTGGGTGTTAAAAGTAGGGGCGCTAACTAACTTGCAGAATCCTAACAAAGATAAGGTGGACTTTATTAATCATAGGCTGAAGCCCTATCTGCAAATTAAGGATAATACAGGTAATTGGAAAGAGTATCCTCTAGGAGTCTTCCTAATGAGTTCGCCTAAACGAGCTGATCAGTCAGGTGGGGTATATAGAGATGTGGAAGCCTACGACCAGTTAACTATATTAAGCCAAGCTAAGCTAATGTATCCTTTGTGTTTTTACCCTCCAAGGGATAATCCAGCACTAGAAGGAACGGGGCAAAAAGGCGGGTGGGCTAAGACTGTAAAGGATTTGCTCTTAGGTACTTACCCTATACAGTGGTATGGCGGTAGAGCTGGTATCACTCCCGGACAAACTTGGTTAGCGTCTTATGTTAACATTCCTGATGATGTATATAACCTCCCTACTAAGTCGCGAGGTAGAAATTTCAAAATGGGCGAAACTTGGTTGGCCGTCCTCAATCAATTACTTAATGCAGCAGGATATACTCCGTTGTTTTGTAACTCAAACGGTGTGCTAACTAGCATTCCTTATGTATCACCGGATCAGAAACCCGTTAAGCATACTTATATAGATGACGAAATGAGTATTATCTTTTCGGAAGCATCTGAAGAGCTGGATACTTTTGAAATAGCTAATACATTTGTTGCTTATCAACCAGCAGACCAAAACGGTATTGAGCTATCAGGTCGATATACAAATAACAACCAAGGTCATCCCTCTAGTGTTGCGACTCTAGGCAGAATGATTACCGACTACCGAGATGTAACTGGAATGGAAGGGCAAGCCGAAATAGATCGTTACGTTTACCGATTAGCTTATAACGCTTCACAGGTATACGGACAGATTAACTTCACTACTGCATTAGATCCAGGGCATGAAGAAGCCGATATAGTTTACCTCAGGTACCGGGACTTAGGAATAGAAGGGAAGTTTGTAGAGACCGCTTGGAGTATGGAGCTTTCAGATGACCCACACATGACACACAGACTTAGGAGGATAGTAAGCGTATGATGAGAAGCGCATCTTTCGAGAATGATTTAGTAGTAACTGAAATGATTAATAAGTCTATGCAGACTAATCTCAATCAATTCGCTATTGGGGTGTTGGACCAAGTCTTATCAGATGAAACAAAAGAAATGCATGTACAAATAAAGTTTGATGACTATAGCCCACCTCGTCAGTGTATGTTTCTAGCTCATATGATTCCTGATCTTAAGCTTTCTTCTAATGTAGGTAAGAAATTTTGGATATCAACTACTGGAACGAATGTGATTATTGGCAGACTACACACTATAGCGGTTAACGAAGAGTAAACAAAAAGGAGAGATGACCATTGGCAGATATTCAATTTAATATGACCTTGGACTTAGTGGAACAATATGTCCCTGCTGAAAATATAACAGTAGTACAAGAAAATTATCAATCTGTCGAATTCCTCTTTACTATCATGAATAAAAGGGAATTAGTAGATTTAACAGGTGCAACTAATATAGTCGTCTCATTTATTAAACCTGATGGGCATATTGTCTTACAAAATGATGGATCATTAGTTAACGGTAAAGTCAAACTAGTAGCAAATCCTCAAGCATTTACCTATGTTGGAAAGACTTATTTACAAGTTCAATACAAAATAGGTACTAAAATATTTAACACGAGACAGGCATTTATTTGGGTGGAAAAAGGTAGTACATCTTGCCAAACACTTTCCTCCACAGATTTCGCACCTATGTTGGACCAAGCTATCCAAGCAGGACAAATGCTAGCAGGTATCGACTTACAAGCTTTAATTGACAGTAAAGTTACTGCTGAAAATGCACAAGCTGACGTAGACGCTCTTGAGCTACGAGTAGGTGCATTGGAGGTAACTATTGTAGGATTAGACTCACGAGTTGATACTTTGGAGGCAAGTCAAGTTGTGCAGGATGGAAAGATTACAACTCTAGAGACAGGGTTAGCTAGTGTAGGGTCTAACCTATCAGGGTTGACTGCTAGGGTTACAACTAATGAGACTGCTATCTCAGGGTTACAAACTAAGAACGCTCAGCAGGACACAGCTATCTCGGTTAACGCTTCGAGTATCGTTACAGTTGACACTAAGGTGGATACTAATAAGACTGCGCAGGATACAATTAACTCTGGGGTTACTGGTTCATTAAGTAATCATTCTACACGGATTGAAGCTCTAGAGACTGATGCTACTGTGGATGATGCTCGTATCACTAACCTTGAGGGAGACAATACCTCTAATAAAAATCGTATTGCTACTGTAGAGGGAGCTATCGGGGTATTAAACTCTGATATTAACGATCTCCAAGGTAACGATGCTATACAGGATTCTCGTTTGAATGCTATCGAGGCAAAGAACACTACGCAGGATGGACAGATAGCAACTAACTCGTTTGCAATTGCATCTAACAAGGCAGATGCTGACAGTAAGATTACAGGGCTAAACACTCGATTAGGTACCGCTGAGACAGACATCGCAGGTTTAAAAACCAAGGATACCCAGCACGAGACTCGCATGACAGATATCGAGAATAAAAATGACGCACAGGACACTCGGATGACGACTATTGAGGGTGTTAATACTGCACAGAATACTAGAATGACAGATATTGAGAACAAGAATACTAGTCAGGATACTGCTATTGCTGGGAAGGTTAGCAAGTCAGGAGACACTATGACAGGTAACTTAAAAGCACCCAGGTATGAGACAACTGATCAGACACCAGCCATCTTTAATGGGAACACTTCAAATAGGTCATGGAAGTGGGACTTGTCAGGAGATAACTTAAGCGTTACCCCTACTAATAACGGCGCACCAGGGTGGGACGCTTCTAAGACTGTCGTGTTTCAAAATCTCCTAAAGAAAACAGGGGACATCATGACAGGTAATCTTAATTTCGATGTTTCTTCTAGAGAGCAATCCCTTGTTTGGAAAGGTGGAGGTACTGACCTGGGGTTCGTGTCAGGAAACACTAATAACTGGAGATTAAGAGACTGGAAGAATAGTAAAGACGTATTTTCATATGATGGGAGTACATTTAACGTAAACTCTGAGACTAACCTCCTCAAGAAAACAGGGGATACCATGACAGGCGACCTCCGTATGAATAACTTAAAGTTTCATCGCTTCCTAGATAAGGATAATAATTTATCAGTTGCAACTATAGGAACAGATGTAAATGACAGATACTATGCATGGTCTGACAAAGCTAATGAGATGATTTATACTTATGACTCAACTACTAAGTTTTTCGATATGAGAACAAACACCAATCTCCTAAAGAAAACAGGAGACACGATGACGGGTAATCTTACTGTGAATTCTTCTGTATATGTCAATAACTCTGTTTCACCTAATGGAGTAATATTGACAAGTAATGCATCAAGGTTTGCAATCGCTCCATCGCCAGCAGGTATCACAGACTGGTCAAAAGAGTTATCACTAGATTTCGCAACAGGGAAGGTTACTGCCGCTACTTTGGCTACAAAGAAAGACGGACGAGCTAATTTAACCTTGACAGCTGATGCTGAAGTTACAGATGCGAATTATAGTCCTATGGCTGATAGAAGAGGTAATACTGTCACAGTGAGATTGGCTGTTAGACGTAAAGCGGGCACTACATCAGATGTAATAACAACGTTACCAGCTGATATGAGACCAACACTTACAATCATTCACTCTATTCCTGCAAGTGATGGGACCCTACAGAGAATTTACATCATGCCAACTGGAGAGATTAGATATATAGAATCAGGAAAGAGCAGTCACGCAACTATCACTTACGTAGTGGACTAAGGAGGAGGCAACCACATGGCTAAATATTACGGTTATTGTTACAACGAGGAAGGTAAATTCACCGAAATGATTCCTCTAGAGTATGAAACTAACGAGGAAACTGGAGAGGAAACCCCTCTAGTCCCTCCACAGTGTACATTATTACAACCACCTGATGGAATCTATTATCCTATGTGGACGGGATCTAAGTGGATTAAAACAGTTGATTCAAAACCAGTAGAACCACAACCTGAAGAACCGTCAGAATTAGAGGAACTGAAAAAGAAAATGGAACTAACGCAACAAGCACTGGATGAATTATTGCTTGGAGGTATGTGAAATGGCGAATTATTTAGCACAAAGAGTCATTGATGAAGCATTCACATACGATTATGTTATCTTGAAGCGACCTGACTTAAAAATTGGTATTGATAAATACTTAACTGACAATGAAAGAACGGATTTAATTACGGATAGCGCACAATAGTGGGCTTTTTTATTTTGCATATAAGGGGTGGGTAAAGTGGAGGGATTACAAGAAGTAAGAAGCGATGTTCAAGAAATCAAGCAAGATATCAAGGACATTCGTTTAGAAATTAAAAGCTTAGAAATGCGAACAACAGGTAACGAAAAAGACATTGTTAATATCAATAAACAGTTAGATAAAATCAGTGCCAATACTACATGGATTCTTCGCATCATAATTGGTGCAATTATAACAGCATTGATTGGATTACTTCTGAAAGGAGGTGTGTAATATGCCACTTACAAAAGAAAATATTTTAAAACGTTTGCGCAACTGGAAGACCTGGGTTGCGCTCTTTTCATGCTTTGGACTGATTTTATCAGTGTTCGGAGTGACTGGATTTGAAGGTAATTTAGAAAAGGTACAGCAAGCCGTTTATTTATTTGGTATTGCGCTAGGTATTTGGACAAGTCATGGAGATGGAACTAATCCAAATGAAAAAGGAGATGTTGAATAATGAGAGTATCAAGTCATAGAGGACATAACGATATTGTACCTGGAGCTAACTATGGAGGTAGAAAAGAACATCTCTTAGGAAATCAAACTAACGGAGAATTTATTAGAAAGCTGCGTGCATTAGGGCATTCTGTGGAGGACGATACTGACGATGTAGGTCGCACAAAGAGTGCTGTCGTAGGTAACCAAGTTAGAAATATCAACGACAGACCAAACGATGTTGGATTTGCTTGGCATAATAATGCTTCTAATGGGGAAGGACATGGGGTAGAAGTACTTTGCTATTCTGAGAAAGAAGCGCCTATGGCAGCTCGTATTTCAGCTGAAATCGCTAAGCGTACTGGATGGAAAGACCGTGGCGCTAAAATCCGTCCAGACATCGGAGTAATTCGTTCGAGTAACTGCCCATTTTTCCTTATAGAGGCTGGATTCATTGATAATGATGAAGATATGGCTAAATGGAATGTAGATGCAATCACTTCAGCGGTAATCTTTGCTTACTTCGGACAAGAATGTGGAGGAACAATCCCTGTTCAACCAACTAAACAGAACATCATCCAAACGGGGGCGTTCTCACCATATGAGGTTCCTGATGTAGCAGGAGCTATGAAATCTCTTAATATGACAGGTACATTTCTACTTCAAGGAGATGGATTAATTTTCGTAGTAACAGATCCTACGAGTGATACACAATTAAAAGCGATGAAAGAATACCTTGACCGTAAAGGTTGGTGGTATGAGGATAAATAAAAAAGGGTCTGCTCAACTTTGAGTAGACCCTTTTTTATTTACATCCAAAAATCATCATAATGTACTTCTTTGTTAGTTAATTTCTTTAATGCCTTTATAATCTTTTGAGCATTTTTCATAGTTGGAGAGAATTTATCACCTTGGCATACACGACTGATTGTAGATTTACTTACACCGCTTCTTTCTGCTAATTCTTGCTGAGTAATTTTGTTTTTCTCCAGAAAATTGGAGAGCTTTGACTTTCTCCCTTTGCCAGAAATAAGCCATCCCATTCTAATCACTCCTGTTTTAAGTTCTTATTACAAGAGTGGTCAAAGATTTCATTTTTTAAACATCCCGAAAATAGGAATTTTAAACATTATGAAAATCTACGCTTCAACAAAGATAGCTTCTTTCCAGGTTCTTCTGCATAGTACTTCATGTAATCGCACATTAAAATATTAATCAGTTTATCAGCTGTATATCCGTGCGTAGGGAAGGTGTGAGCCATATCAGAGAAAAACACTTCAATCCTTCTTAATGTTCTTCTGTCAATCTTCACTTCAATTGTTCCATATCGTTCATCATTTTCATTAAATTCTAATTCATAATCTGTATAGTGCTTCTTACTCTCTAGAATTTGATACAGCTGTTCCATACTATTCTTGGACCTTATATGCTCAAGGAAGTCCTCCACAAGTATCTCGGCTAAATCACTAGCGTTACACTCATACTCTTCCTCTTCCATATCTTCGATAATAATATTCATACGGAATAAGTAAATTTTGAGCATCTTCACTTCAAATCGGTATTTCTCTTTCAATTTCCATTCAATCTTAGTTCGTTCCCACCAGTTACTAGCGCTCATAAGCTGTATTTCTTTTGTCATCACATCGTATTTACTATACATACTGTCACCTCTCACATAGTGCGTAATGCAAAGCATAAAATACGTGTTGCTGCAGCTCTTTGCGAAACTCCCCATTCAATAGCTAATTGGACAAGCTTAGAATGTGTTTCCTGCTCCAATTTCGCATGAATGTACTTTTTAGTGTCTTTATATTCGTATGCATGTATTTCGCTTATATAATCGATTCTGAGGTGTTCTGTGATTAATTTAGACATGTATTGTGTAGTGGTTATTCCTTGTTGAAATGCTGAGGATCTTATTAGTTGTCTTTGTATTTCATTTACGGGGATTTTTACGTCTTTCTTTTTATCGCAACGAGTTTTACGAGGTTGTTGGTTTGTTATTGTAGTAGATTGTTTTCGAAGTTCGAACATAGGGTTAACATTGCTCATGATGCTCTCCCCTTTCAAAATTAACCTCCTCCCTCTCTGCATTCTCAGGGACATAATTCCAACATGATATCATTCCTGCTATTTTTGAGAAAAGAGAGGAGGGAGCTGTATTTTCTTTAGATAATTATTTAGTAATTAAAATTACCATCTTTAGGTAGTGCTGGTCTTTTCTTTTTAGGTGTTTCCTGTTGAGATTGCAGTTTTTCTGCTGCAATAGGTGTTCCTGATACATTCGGCATATGAATACCGCTACTTCCACCATTACTTGCAATGTAATAGCGTATTGCATGACGTACTGTTTCTGCTTTTCTGCTTCTTGGAATCTTTTTTAACCATTCATGAATGTCTTTATCTAGCTGATCGTCATAACTAAGCTGATAAATTTTACTCGCCATCTTCTTCACTCACTTTAAACATCCCGTATTTGAAAAATCCTTCTGCGTTTGCTTGTTGTGGTTTTTCTGCTACCTTCACACCACCAACTAAATCTTCAATAGCGCTTGCGAATAATTCCGCTCCACCACCAGTAATAATGATTTCATCGAAACGATCGAACGTTTTCCATGCGTTTTTAATACCTTGTTTAATCTTTTCAGATACTTGGAATACAGCTTTCGGCTTAACTTCTTCGAAATCAATAATGTGACGTTCTGAAAGTTTATACTGTCCTGATTCAAAGAATGGTTCAACATGGTAGTATTCTACTTTAGCATTAGAGTTTTGAGAGTTGATGTAATCTGCGATTTCTTGATAAACATCTTTCATTCCAGCTTCAACTGACTTAAACTCATTTTCACGACGTAATCCAGTGATTGAGTCTAAATCCGTTGTACCTGTTCCAATATCAATTACTCCCACACGAATATCTTCGTAACGTTCATCAGCTACGAATCCTTCCGTATCTAAGTATTGACCCATTACAGTTCCGATAGGTTGAGGTAAAATGATAACTTCTTCTACATTAACCTTTACTGTTTTACCCTCGATTTTCACTGTATGTAACCCTTCGAAAACTTCTTTTAGATTATTAGCGGCTTCTGTACCGATTTCGTTACTTGGTACACCTGTGATTACAATTACTTCGTCTGTTGGTTGCACTTTGCTTTTAAGAGCAAGATCAGCAAGAGCAATACTTGTTAACACTTTGTATAAAGGTTCTTTATATCTGTTTTGGAATCCGTAAGTTGCAAATACATCTTTTACTTTTGTAATGTCTTTTCCCCAAACGTATTCGATACCTTCGATTTCATAAGTCTTTAATTTTGCTTTTTTACCTGTAATTGATTCCCCTACATCCTTTTTAAAAGCCACTAATGAAGGTAATACTCCTGCTGCAACTTCACTTCTACCTTTAATGTTCCCATTACCGTGGTCGATTACTAATACTTTTTTCACCAAATACACAACCTTTCTAGATTCATTGTATAAAACTTTATTATTTACAAACTAATTATACAGCAGACAAACTACGTTTCAATAAAAATATTAAAACTCTACACAATCATACTATTAAACTTCAATTATTTTTATTCCTGCTAATTTAGCAATTCCGTTTTCTTCCCAGAAGCTTCGCAATATCAATAAAAACGCATGTTGCGAGGTAGGGAAGACATAGGCTTGTCCTCCCTAAGATTCGTTTAAATCCCCTATAAACCGGAAAAATCTCTTTTTCACAACATATATGGTATGTGAAATTTTATATACAAAAGGTTATCCGAAAATAACCTATGCTCTTTTATACTGTTTCATTATCGCTTCGAATTTCTTTTCAGCTTCAATATTGTTTTCTGTTTGACCACTTACCTCTTCGTCCGGATTATTCTTCCATTCAGGTACTGGATCTTTACGGATTATCTTTCTGCTATCAGAACGATTATTCTTTTCTTGTTGCTTACGCTTAAAGTCTTCTGTATATGCATCAATGTCTTCAAGTTGTTTAACACCAAACTCATGCCATTTATTCAAGATGCCTTCTATATAACGTAATTCAACTTTATCCGCTTTAATTGCTATTCTAATAGCTTCAATGAATATTGCATGTCCATGTTCGCCTAATGTCGCAACCCACTGTTCTATTTGAGTTCTTTCGTCTTTAGAAATCCTTTTAATACCCTTTGATTCTTTATAATAATTAATAGCATTACTACTACTACTACTACTACTACTTATATAAGTATTAAAAGAAGTATTAAAAGAAGTATTATTATTACCTTCAAAATTTGAACTACCTGGTTCATTTTTTGAACTACCTAGTTCATTTTTTGAACTACCCTTTTCGTTATTTTTAGGTGGTTCATTTTTTGAACTACCCTTAACAACTTTCTTATTTTCTTCTTTCATAAGTTTCTTAGTGTTCTTACGTTCCCTATCGCGTTGACGTTTCTTTTCTACAGCAACTTCATTATCGATAGAGTTATAACGTATAGTTTCAGGTATTTCTAAAAGCCAGTATGTGTTAGGGTGAAACTCGCCATTAGCTTTTTTGCCACCTTCTTCAACTTCTACCAGATCCATATCCACTAAACGTTTAATCGAATCACGAATGGTGTTTTTACTTTTCGTAGCGCACATAGCTGCAATCGTTCCGATTGATGGTTTAACAGTGCTAGTTTCATCGTAGAAGTTAAATCTTTCTAATACGATATAAACTAACTTGTCTATAGCGTAATCAAATGTAATACAATCTAAAATCTCGTTATCTATTTGAGTAAATCTGTTTTTCTTTCTGCTTTTGACTTTAAAAGAGTCTTGGTTGTTTTTAGACATAATAAAAAATCCTCCATTTTCACTCCCAGCCTAAAATTGGGTGCAACGAAATAGAGGATTTGTGTTTACGTTTTTTTGAAGTTATGATACTATCGTTATAGACAGTATTAACTTAATGACGTAAATTCACAAAACCTCTGCTTTGCGAGTTTTTATATGGTGTTCTGGCGACCAACCTTTCGACCATCTAAAAACTGTTGCTGGGGTTTTTGTTTTTTTATATTAAAGTATTTGTTTAAAAATCTATGTATCTACCCTCAATCTTAACAGAAGATTGACGAAAAAAGAAGACAAAAAGAGAAGACACTCGAATTGAGTGTCTTTTTTACTTGATTATAAGTGTACTTTTACATTTCAAACATTGTATCTCTTTTTGTTGAAACAATAACGGCTGCTGTCTATTACAAGAAGGGCACGTAACACCAACTGGTACTTTAATATTCTTATAGCAAAAGAATCCGATAATAGCGCAAATACCAGCAAATATGAATTGCGATACTAACAGAGAGATAACAGTTATAACGCCCATAAGGACTGCTAGTGGCATCATCATTTTTCTTGCTCCTGAATTCGCCTTGTTTTCTTTAATCCTAATTGCATTAACTTCAAATACCTGATGATTGTTAATTTGATGCTGATCGTTCTGATGAACTTGTGATTTGGTGCCTTTCTTGCTGCTCAAACGTTTCTCATAAGATAATCCAGTTCCAGGAACGGAAGTTGTAATTCTAGTTCCTGATGGACCAGTACTAACACGAGCACCTTTAACGCCAGCACTAACACCCACGCCACTTCTGCTTAGATTCACTTTAACACCAGGAGCTACCTTTATACTTTTGCGAAACTTAAACCCCATGTTATTGCACCCTTTCTATAAGTGGTGATGCGATCGTTGGTATTCCAGTAAGAGCATCCTTCTCCATGAACTTCCCGTACACTCGAACTGTATCTCCTTCTTTGAAGTGTTCTTTATTTGTATTATCTATATCAGCATTTAATACTTTAAATACTCCAATTCCACCATTCTCTTCTGTTTTCAACATGAAATAGTCAGATGTTTTTAATTCCTTTTCAACGGCCGATAACAATTTATCAATTTTACCTTCAAAGAATACCTTTTTATCCGTAGGTGGGTTGTCACTATTAAACTCAACAAAGTCACCTTTTACAGCTTCTTTCTTGAATGATTCATTTATTTCCTTCTGTGATGGTTTCTTTTCTTCTTGTTTAGGTGTAGTTACTTCTGTAGCTGTTTTCTCTTGCGATCCACATGCCGTTAATGAAAAGGCAATCGCTCCACAAGTTATAAGAGTAGTTATTTTCTTAAACATTTTGTTCCTCCAAGTATGTAAAATTGTAAGATTTATAGAAAGCATAACAAATTTAGTTACAACTGTTTTGTCATATTTTGTCGAATGCAAATAAAAAAAGAGAGCCGTAGCCCTCATTGTCAAATATGGTAATATTATGTAAAATTTTACCACTATTCATTGGAAAACTTTTCTTCTACAATGAATTTAAATCAGAATATATCTTGATTATCTTCAAGCATATCGATTAACACGGAGACTCGCTTACAGAAACGTTCTCTCTGATGTTCATTTAACGCCGTATACGTTGTTTGAACATTGGATAATAGTTCTTGTAGTGGTTCATCTTCAAAATCGCTCTTGAAGCCGATAAGCACGTCTACCGAGACATTGAAGAAGGAGGCGATAATAACCAAAGTGTCTATATCCGGTTGATATCGATCAGTTTCCCAGTTCTTGATTTGGCTCCTGCTCAAGTTTAACTTGTGGGAAAGTTGCTCTTGAGTTAAGCCACGTGACTTCCTTAGTTTTTTTAGAATCTGTCCAAAGTGTCTCATAGTTTAAAGTATAAATACTAAACAACTATACTACTATTTATGGGCGTTTAACTACCTTTAATGATAAAATGGCAGTTATAGTTTCTAAAAATAAATTAAAAAACAGAACAAAAGTTCGTATTCTTGTGGTAAAATATGCATGTGAGGTCTTCAAACGTTCCATGCATATTTGCATATTTTATTTTCATGTTAGCTGATAAACGTTGATATAAAGCCGTTTTTCAATTTTCTCAATAATTATCAGATAACTACATGACTGAAATTTGCCAAAAATGTGATATTATGAAAACAAATACAATAAACGGAACGAAAAAAAGACTCACAGCGTGTGTAAGTAGTGTTCGCACCACTCTTACACCGTTCGCCCGACTCACTAGGGGAACATCTGCCATAAGTCTCTTTTCGGTCACTTCATGAGTAACAATTACATTATAACATGCCGATATTACTAAAGCATTACTATGGTATGAATTTCCTGTTTAGAATTTGAGAAAAAAGAGCGAAGCGTCTTTGTTCCAAAAGGAGCAAATTTGATGGATCAGACACCTAAACAAAAACAAGAAGAATTAAAAAGAAAATCATTACTAAAGTTCTTAGGTAGCCTTATTGATGAAATTGATTTCCAAAGACGGAATCAAGAAGATATTGCAAAAGATCTAGGTATTTCAGGTGGTTCACTATCAAAAAACTTATCAGGCAAGAGTCAATTTAACTTTTGGAATATGATTAAGTTACTTAATATCTTGTACGACGATAACGTTTTAAAGAAAAAAGAAATGCTACATAAGTTTTGCTCTGTTACAAAGAGTAAACAAAACCTGAGAATCGCAATGGAGTATGCAAATGCTAAAGGCGACCTAGAATTATTAAAAACAATTGTAGATATAGAGAAAACGTCCTCGCTGGCGATGAATAGAGAATGGGCTTATGTATACGAATTGGTATGGATGCGAAGTAAGGGTGTCGTTAGTGGTAAAGCTTTGTTAGAGAAATTAGAAGATCGCAAGAAAAGTAAAGTAATCAAGACGCAAGAGATGAAAGTGTTATATGGAATATTAACTTTCTATACAATGTATGATTTAGAAAAATTCAATTCGTTGTTCGAATATGCTGAAGTATTACAGCCAAAAGTAGAAGGTATTTCAGATGAGTTTATTAGAACAGCATACTCAGGAAGGATTAAAGAGGGTTTATCTTATGCATATTTAATGCAGGATAACGTTGAGAAATCAAGAGAATTGTCTCACGAAATACTCAATTTAGAAGACAAACAAAATTGTTTTTCTCTTTTAAGAGCATCAGCCTTAGTATACCTTGCTGAATCGTATACTTTCGAAAGCTACGAAAGAGCAACGTGGTATATTAACAAATCGTTAGAAATGTTAGGAGAGTGCCATTTTGAAAGAACTATAAAAAGAAGAGAAAATATCCTAAACACTTATGCTTTTATCAAGTTGGTTAATAATGTAGATCTACATGATATACAGATATTCCATCCTGCAGAAGAAGCGTTCCTAGCTATTAGGAGAGGAGATTTCAAACTGGCCGAGATTATTTTAAACGATTTAAAAGAGAAGAATGGATATTTAATGCCTATTGAATATTGCTATTTAGGATTAGCGACTAGTAATGTTAGTTTTATAGAAAAATCAATAACTATGTTCGAATGCGAAGGTAATAGATTTTATTGCAAATTACCTAGAAAAATGTTGATAGAATTTAATAAAAATGGTATAATATATATGGGTGATGCTAAATGAAAAAAATCCTATCGCTAATCACAAGCGTAGCGTTGGCTGGAGGTTTTTTATTCGCTCCTGCTGACAACAAAGAACAACCGAAGCAAATCGCTAAGGATGATTCTAAAGTAGTATTATATTCAGAAATGGGACCCGGCGGTGGCATGGGTTAATATATAAATAGTTTGAATGCGATTGTCTCTAATGAGGCAATCGCATTCGCTGTTTCTAGGGATATTTCCTAAATATCAAATTTGATATTTGAGAAAATATTGTGATTAAATTCACAAACTATAAAGATAACATTGGAGGATTTAGGGATGGAGAAATTAGAGAACGCAACTGTAGTTGATAAATTAGGGAATGCATTAATGGATGCAATAAACAGCGCTGAAAAAGGGGATTCAGTATCTTTTGATATATTATCAGAAATAAAAAAAGCGATTGGTAGCAACTAAAGCTATCAATCGCCAGATATTTTAACTAAGTTAGTAATAAGATCTAAAAGTTCTTTTTGCTTCTCAGGTGATTTCGTTTTAACTTGCATCATAAGTTTTTCCCATTCGTCTTTCGCAGCGACATCAGGATTCTTTTCATCTGATTCGCCTAACACATAAGAAACAGATACATTAGCAAGTTTTGCAATTTCTAAGCTCATCTTTTTAGATGGGCATTTTGTACTTTCTTCATTTTCCCACATTGAAACGGCAGATCTACTCTGCATTCCTAAAGCTTCAGCAAATTCCCTCTGGCTAAGTTGTAGTATGTCAGTCCTTATCTCTTTAACACGTCTACTAATTAATTTGTAATCCATTCTTTTTATTCCCCTTAATATTTATTAGTAACTTTTACTTACTAACACTAAAAATAATTATATAAATACATTTCCTATATCTTAAATTTAACAAATATGTTCTCGAAATGACAACACCTTTTATAGAAATGGCAATAAATATAAAAAGTTTTATATTTTTTAATTTAGGGGTTCTCAAAAAGAGACTCCCTGTGTTATACTCAAATCAACGAAATGAACAAAGGGTGATACCGAATGAAATTAAACACTGAAAAGATTAGGGAGCTAAGACTTTCTAAAGGTTTCACGCAGGTTGAAGTAGCTAAAACAATGGGTTACACGAATAGAAACTCATATTCTCAAGTGGAAACAGGGAAGCGTGAACCTAACTTACATAGATTGTCTTTACTCGCTGGTTTGTATGAAGTTACTATTGATGAATTAACAAGATAGTCTCTTTTTTTACCTTAAAGGTCTCAAAAAGAGACGTCTCGAAAATAGAATAGGGAGGAAAGGAAATGAATCAATTAAAAGTTATCGCAAATGAAATGCTTCCAGTTTATCAAAATGAAAATGGTGAAAAATTTGTAAATGCTCGTGAGTTACATGAGCAGATGTTAGTCGGGAAAGTTTTCGCAGCATGGATACAAGAACGTATCGAAAAATACGGTTTCATCGAAAGAGAAGACTTTTTTCCAGTTTCGGAAAAAACAAACGGACGACCTAAAGTGGAATATTGGCTCACATTAGATACAGCTAAAGAAGTAGCGATGGTACAAAATAACGAAGCTGGACGAGCAATCAGAAAATACTTTATCGAAGTAGAAAAACGATTCCGTCAACAACAAGCAAAGTCACCAGCTGAATTGATCTATATGTTAGCTCAACAAAATATGGAAAGCGAAAGACGAATGGTCCAGCTAGAACAACAAGTCACAACAGTGAATCATCGATTGGATAATATCGACAGAATCGACACTGTAGGCGATCTACAACAACGATTAAACAAAATGATTAGACGATATGCACATCAAGAAAAAATGCCTATATCAAATGCATGGAAAGCTTTCACAGAAGCGTTCAACACTGCATATAAAACGAATTTGAAATTGAAAATCACAAATTACAAAGAAAAACACAGTCTTAAAGACTTAACTAGACCACAGTACTTATCAATGACAAATCAATTAGAAGATGCGGTTCGAGTAGCGGACAAGCTTCTTAATAAAGGAAGTGCAACGGCGTGAGTCAAGTAAAAGAAGCAATCAAAGTTTTAGAATCAGCTTTCTCAGATGTTAGAGAAAGATATCCAGCGACACTCACTAATGCACATGGTTCATTCCCTAGCATTGTTAATAGAACCGAGTATTTAGAAGGGTTAATTGAAACAGCTTTAAACATCCTTTGGGAACAGGAGGAAGAATAAATGATGGAAGAAAGCACATTCTCGCATTTTATGATTCTGGTAATTGTCATTTTAACTGCAGGGTTCATTCGTCTGATGGATTGGATAGATAAACGGTATATAAGGAATGAAAATTGATGGATAAACAGCAGAAGGATAAGGAAGACAAAGCAAATATCATCAAAATGATACGAGATTTACGAGCTAGAGGAATACATAACAGCGCAGATAAGGTTGAGGAAATGCATAAGGAGTTTATAACTTTAGCTAAATAGGACAAGCCTTCGCTTGTCGGAATATTCAGGAATCTAATGTTGGTCCCCACCTAATTCAAAGGTTCCTGGATATTCCGATGCGTGAAAGCATCAAAACAAAAGAAAACCAGCCGATTACCCCTAATCGACTGGTTCATGAAACGACGCAATATTTGTACTTCTATTATAACACGGTCGTTTCTTCTAAGTAAACAAGGAGGAATGTGGAAATGAAAGATGTTTTAGACAAGCAAAAAGAACGTGCAATCGAAACTTTAAAACAAATGTCTGAAAAGGAACAAGACAGCGTAAGAAAGCTAGATATCGACTATGTAATTACAGTTTTAACAAATAAACCGCATGGCGCTATGCCGTTCTAGGAGGATATGAAAATGAAATTATATGAACTTACTTCTAATTATAGAGAGTTACAAATGATGATCGAGGATGGTGTAGATCCATCAGCATTAGCAGATACGCTACAAGCGATTGAGGAAAGTATCCAGGATAAAGTGCAAAACACAGCTTTAGTAATCCGTAACCTTGAAGCTGATGTAGATGCTATCAAAGCAGAAGAAAAGCGCCTAGCAGAACGAAGAAAGGCAATAGAAAACAATTGTAAGGGACTAAAAGATTACTTGTATCAACAAATGGTAGCAACTGATTTAAAACGCATTAAAGGAACGATCGTAACAGTGGGTATTCAAAAGAACCCAGCAAGTTTAGATATCGCAGAGGATGCGGTTGTACCACCGGAATACATGATTCCACAACCACCTAAAGTTGATAAGAAGTTATTACTTGCAGCGGTTAAAGATGACATGCAGTGGGATGGAATTACATTACGTCAGAGTGAAGGCGTGAGGATTCGATGATTACAAAAGACCTTGAAGATTACGAAGGTAGATATGAAATAACAGAAGACGGAAGAATTTTTAGGAAAGAACGCACAGTCAAAACGAAAAAACAAGATGGTTCTGTATACTATCAAAAATTAAAACGAATGGAATTAAGTCAATCTACGGCCAGTGGATATGCCACAGTAAGCCTAACTAGAAATAAATATCCTAAACCAGTGTTAGTTCATAGATTAGTGGCAAAAACCTTTATACCTAATCCTGAAAATAAGCCTCAAGTTAATCATATAAACGGGGTTAAAACAGATAATCGTGTTGGAAATTTAGAATGGGTTACACCAAAAGAAAATATAGATCATGCCGAAGAGAACAATCTTCGCAAGCATTATAAAGGAACGGAACATGCGAATAGTAAGTTGAAAGATGAAGATATAAGAAAGATGAGAAACATGTACAACAATGGTGTTTCTCAAACAGAAATCTCCAAAATATTTAATGTAGGAATTACCACGGTTTGGGGTATCGTCCATAGGAAACGATGGAAACACGTCAAGTAAATGGGGGCTTAAAAGCATGAAAAAAAGCGAATCGATTATGGAATTAGCAAAAGCATTAGTTAAATTTCAAATGGAAGTAGAAAATCCCAAAAATACAGCATCTAATCCGATGTTTAAAAGCAAATACGCACCACTTGATGTGGTTATCAATACAGTAAAACCTATTTTAACGAAACATGGTCTTAGTTTCTTGCAATCAACTGGTTCTGAAGGTGAATCAATCATTATATCAACTATGTTGCTTCATGAAAGTGGCGAATGGATTGAAAGTGAACCGCTAACATTGCCAGCTTATCAAATAAAAGGCGGCGGAGTTAAAGACTTCACAGCGCAAGGTGCAGGAAGTGGGATTACTTATGGAAGACGTTACAGTCTAACGGCACTTTTAGGTATTTCAAGTGAGGACGATGATGACGGAAATGGCGTAAGCCGCGGGAAAGAAAGTGGTAAAAAAAATAACAGCAGTAGTAGCCAAAGTAAGACACAAAGCAGTGTTAGTAACGGCAAAGCATCCGAAAAACAGTTAAAAATGATACACGTAAAAATAGCGCATGTAGCGACGTTAACGCAAACAGAAAAACAAATGGTTGAAGAAACACTTAAAAATCAAGTTGGATTTACGAGTTTAAGCGAAATCAGCTCACAATCAGCATCTAAAGCAATACAAGTATTGTCTGGTTGGGAAACACAATATAGCCAAGCAGGATAAGGAGTGAAAAACCTATGTTAGATAAAAATCAATCAAAAGTCGTCCTCCCTTCATGGGTTAGCGAGGGCGCAAAAAACGAACAAGAAATGAAAGTAAAGGCGATTGAGTACATTACTCCCGATCGCTATCCAGGATACAAAATATTGAAAGTTAAAGACGGTATCGCATTATGCGAGAGGGAGAGTGTGTGATGTTTCAAGTGCCAGTAAGACGCGGATCAATGAAGGGAATGTTAACAGCAGTTCGTGATTTAGAAAAACGAGGTTATGACTACGTAACGCCAATCAAGCGAGTGTATAGAGCAGAAAAAACTTTTTATCATGAAGGTAAATTCAGAGGTAAAGATAAGGTTCGGTTTACAGGAATGGAAGATTTAGTGAGTTATGAATGTTGGATGAAGAAGGTGAACTAAATGGCAGATGTTAAATGGATAAAACTCTCTACTAGCATGTTTGAAGATGAAAAAATTCGATTGATTGAAAGCTTACCAGATGCAGACACACTACTAATCATTTGGATTAAATTGTTGTCTCAAGCAGGCAGAACAAATGCCAATGGTTACATTTTCTTGAGTGAAAACATTCCTTTTACAGAAGAGATGCTTTCAACGCTTTTTAATAGACCGATAGCGACCGTGAGACTTGCTCTGCAAACGTTCAAACAGTTCGGAATGATAGACATCACTGATGATCAGTACATTTGTATCTCAAACTGGGAAAAGCATCAAAACGTTGATGGTTTAGAGAAAATACGTGAACAAAACCGATTACGTAAGCAAAAACAAAGAGAAAAACTTAGGTTAGAGACGTCACGTGACAGTCACGGGACAATCACGCATGGTCACGATACAGATATAGAAGAAGATAAAGAATTAGATATAGAAGAAGATAAAGAATTAGATATAGATAAAGAAAAAGATATAAAGAAGAAAGAAAAACCTTCCCGTCACAAGTTTGAAACTTGCGACACCAACGGAGCTAAGTATTTGTTTGAAAAAATTAAGGGTAACAATCCTAAACAAAAAGAGCCTAACTTCGATAATTGGGCAAATGAATTTAGATTAATGCGAGAACGTGATAACAGAGAACCACAAGAGATTAAAGATGTTATTGATTGGTGCCAAGCAGATCCATTCTGGCAAGGAAACATATTATCTGCTAAAAAGCTACGTGAAAAGTTCGACCAGTTAACAATTCAAATGAATTCTAAAAAAGGAGCTAAAAACAATGCAGAGAGCGGCGGCAGCAATACCAACCGATATAGCCAAAAAGGTGAATATGACTATGGATTCTGATGTGTGTGATACACATGGCATGAATAAGATGAAGTTCGGTGGACAAGTTGTTTGCCCTCGATGCTTCCTTGAAAACGAAAGTAATAAGCTTCAACAACAAGAACAGGCGAAATATGATGCGGATAAAGCGAATGAGAAGAAATTCATGTTTCATCAGCAAAGCATGATTGCTGATAGCAACATTAAGAAAGCTAATTTTGATAACTACCAACCAACTAGCGATGAAGGAGCGAAGAACCTCGAACTCGCAAAGGTCATTGCTACAGATTATTTCAACGGAAAGATCTTTAACACGATTATGGCCGGGAATTGCGGAGCAGGGAAAACACATCTTGCCTACGCTATAGCGGATCAACTTGCGGGAGCAGGAAAGTCAGTTGTCTTTGTTACAGTTGGTGAATTGCTTAGGAAGATTAAAAGTACCTTTAGTAAAGATTCTACCTTAACTGAGGATGCAATTATAAAAAGCTTAGTAAGAGCAGAAGTATTAATAGTCGATGATTTAGGCGCGGAGTTAGGCGCATTAGATGCAAATACAAAAGCGACAAACTTCATTAATAGGGTGTTATTCGATGTTTTCGACGGAAGGCAAGGTAAATCTACTATCTTTACGACAAACCTTACAGGAGAACGTTTAGAGGGCGCATATGATGAGAGAATCGTATCACGTATCTTCAATAAATTCAGGGCGCTAGTTTTCAAAGATACAAAGGATTACAGAAGAAAAGCACTACCATTCTAAGGGGGGAATTAAAATGTGTGCATGCAACGGAACAGGAGTAATTCAGAATGACATCGGAACGGGTATGTATCAGTTTGGTCCATGTGTTTGCGAAGCAGGGAATCGCAGTCCTGAAGAAGTGGATAGAAGGCGTCATGCCGTTATGGCGAGATTAAAAGAAATCCATAAATTGCAACTGGAGGGGAAATGGGATGCCAAGGCTTGTAACGGATTTGGAAAAGGAAAATTATACGATGGCACTGCAGCAGAGGAAGTACATGAAGAAATCGCGTCGTAACTTGTATATCGCTTTAGAAGAGTTGGACCTGGTATTTGACGAAAGTGAAGTTATCAGATTGCAAGAAATGTGGAAGGAAGGCAAAGGAATCCTTGAAATCGCAAAAGAGTTGGGAAGACATCAATTAGAAATTGCCGCTTTGATTATGGATCAGGCAGACAAAAATATTATTAAATCACGTCCGATGGGGTTGGGAGCATGAAACAACTAACATTAGAGGATGTTGTGGGGAGTTTCGATTATGCAGCAACAAGTACAGCGGATAAGTTCTTGCAGCATAGCGTCATAACGTACGAAGTTCACTTTTACGATCAGGATGAGCGACAAAAAATAGATTGGTTTGATGTGGAAACAGAGAGCGAAGCATGGAGTGCGGCAGTGAAAGAGCATGGTAAAGGTATTCAGAAGATTGAAATAAAACATTCGGAACGTACGAGAAAAGAAATCATGGCATTGGATTAGGAGGGTGCGAAATGACGGTTTATATGCCAGTACCAACTGAAGAAGAATATGAAATAGCTGCAAAAAACGGAATCAGCAAAGAAGTGGTATATCAGCGGATTCATTATAGAGGAAAGACTGTAGAACAAGCGATTACAGAACCGCTGCAGAACGGATTGTTTCTGAAAAAATATCAGAAGTACATCGAAATTGCAGAAAGAAACGGGATTTCTTACCGGACATTTCATGCAAGAATGACCAAAAAAACAGTTCGCAAATGGACACCTGAAGAAGCGGCAACTATTCCTCCTAAAAAAACAGGGAGAGTAAGGAAAACGAAAGCTAATTCTCTTACAGAAGAAGATTATAAAAAAGCAGAGAAAAACGGAATCTCTAGAAAAAACGTGAATCAAAGAGTGGATTTATATGACTGGAGTATTGAAAGAGCTATAACCGATCCAGTGAAAAAGAGAAATAAGAAAGATAACAATACACGAATGCTTGTGATTGCTGGGCAAAATGGGATAAGCGCTTCTACTTATTACAGAAGAATTAGAGAAGGGATGCCACCGCGCGACGCAGCCATGAAACCTAAGGGTCACTCGGCATATATAGAAGTAGCTAGAGAAAACGGAATAAATGATATTTGCTTCTATAAAAGGGTAGAAAGAGGGATGCACCCGTATTTAGCAGCAACAAAACCAAAGGACAAGCGTGGGAGTAAGAAAAAGAAACAAATCAGCTAGGAGGCAACATGGAGCAAGACGTTTTAATCAACAAATTAATCGATAATCACATATTCAAGCTACCGGATGGGCGCGATCTCTTTGAGAGGAGTTGCGAGGAACTGGCGGGGCTGTTGGAAAGGGATGGGGAGAATGAGAGAGATTAAGTTTAGAGTTTGGGACAAAGCGTACAAGCAATTTCAAGAAGGAGACATCATTAGAGACTACATTATTGGAGAGTTTGTTGATGATCCTGACTTCGAAGTGAATCAATATACTGGTTTAAAGGATAAAAACGGAAAAGAAATTTATGAAGGGGATATTGTACGGGTTTGGGAGCAAGATTCATATACTCCTAATCGTGATTCAGGCGGCGGTATCGTTGATTATGACTGTAAAGAAGGGTTTTCCCAACTAGGTGTAGTTAGTTTTCAAGGTGCATGGTACACATATGAAACGAAAAAACACTTAGCGGGTCGAAAAGAACAGATTTATGCTCCGTTAGACTTTACTGATGATTTGTTTGTTGTAGGAAATATCTACGAAAGTCCAGAGTTACTACAAGGGAGTGATGAGGAATGAGGAAAGCAATTGAAGAGTATATAGAACAATTGCAACAATCGGCGGTGGAAAACAGAAAAGAAGCTGATAAAGCTTACGAAGATGAAGATTTAGGGCTTGCTGGGTTCTATAGAGGGAAATGGATTGCAAATGAAGGAACGGCAATTGCATTAACAACTATCTTATCTAAATACAAGGAGGAAGAACAATGAAATATACAGAGCATGGCACGTACGAGGTAACTAAACTATTAGCAGAATCGAAGGAGACTGAAGAAAATGGCAACTAAGATTGTTATGTATACAGGTGAAAATTGCGGTAAGTGCAAAAGAGCGAAGGAAATGTTAGCAAGTCTTCCTCCAGAAATTTATGTGACTCTTATTGAAAGAAACGTAGATGAAAATGAAGACCATATGGAAGTGCTAACTAAGAAATATAATTCAAATACATTACCAACGTTTGTTATTGATGATGAAGTATACCGTGGGTTTGATGAAAATATAGGGAAGATTATGGGGCATTTAGGACTGTAGGAGGGATTTCATGAAGAAAGAAACGAGAATTCAACTCGAATCAGAATTAGAAAGCGTTAATTCAGATATAAGCAACATGAAACTACATTTAAATATGTTAGGGCTTGAGAGAAAGAAAACAGAAGGTAATTTAGAGGATTTGGTTTTACGAAAGCAACAAATCGAAAGTTCATTAAAAGGAGCGTAAGGGAATGAATTTACGAGTGAAGATTAAGAGATTGAAAGATGTGGAATTGCCGCGATATGCGAAGCCAGGGGATTCGGGTTTTGATCTAGTTGCAGCAGAGGACATAATCATCGAACCAACTGAAACTCAAATAGTACCTACAGGTTTATCGTTTGAAATTCCACCAGGGTACGAATTACAGGTGCGGCCAAGAAGTGGAATTTCATTCCGAACAGAATTGTTAGTAATTCTTGGTACGGTGGATTCATCGTATCGCGGAGAAGTTGGAGTTATTGCAAAGAACTTAATGCCATTTATTGATATGACGACTAATGGATTATGGACTATAGATGAAGAATTTAAGGAAACACCTGAAGGATGGGAAGTAGGGACATATATCATTCGAAAAGGTGACAGGATTGCTCAAGGCGTCATAGCGCCAGTAGTAACAGCTCATTTTGAAGAAGTGGACGAGCTATCCGATAGTGTGAGAGGCATAGGCGGGTTCGGATCAACGGGAGTAAAGTAAGACCAAATTTGAATTTTGTTAGAAAGAGGGAGAAATATGAAAAGTGAATTGATATGTCCAAATTGCACTGGAAATTTAGAGTTGGATACAAGTGAAGATATGATATTTATTAATTGCCCTAATATAGAGTGCGGTTATGAATGTGATATCGATATGAACATTATTTTTTAACAAAAGCGTTATTTGAATAGAAAAGGGAGAATGAAAGATGAAAGAGTGTCCATTATGCTTACGATGGGATTGTGAATGCGAGGACCTTTTAACTAAAGAAGAATTTGATAAGTTAGTTGGAGAGTACGATAAAAACTAAACGAAAAGGGGATTTAGGGATGGAAGAGTTACTTAAAGGGCTTCGGGAGTTACATCAAATAAATATTTATTCGGTGGATGAAAATTGGTGTATCCAACTGTTTGATTTAGATGTTTGTCCGAATGATTACGGTGTTCAACCTTGTCCTGAATTTGAGTGTGTATTTGAGACATCAGGAAATGTCCTTTACGATGTACTATCAGATGCATTGGA